TTGTTGATGGAGGGAATTTCTGATGGCTAATACAATTAGGATTAAAAGATCCACTGGATCGTCTAACCCAACTTCTCTTGAAAATGCTGAAATAGCTTTTAGAGAAGGTGATGAAGTATTAGTTATTGGTAAAGGAACTGGAGGAGCAGGAGGATCTGCTACATCTATCGAATCTATTGGTGGTAAAGGAGCGTTTTTTGATAAAGCAACACTTAGGGCTGCAAACACTGTATTAGCAGGCGGTGAAGTAACTTCTGCTGCCCCTACATTTAGAGCATTAGTAAGTAATGATATTCCTTCGTTAGCTCATACTAAAATTAGTGATTTTGATGCTGGAGTACGCACCAATACACTTGCAGAGATGGCTGCTCCTGCTGGTGCTGTATCTTTAAATTCACAGAAAATAACAAACTTAGCAGACCCTACTGCTGATGCTGATGCTGCAAATAAAGGTTATGTAGATGGAGTCGCTCAAGGTTTAGATGTTAAAGATTCTGTAGTAGCCACAACTACTGCGAATGGTACGTTAGCTTCTGCTTTTGCTAATGGTCAGACTATTGATGGTGTTTCTCTGTCAACCAATGACAGAATACTTATTAAAGACCAAAGCACTCAAACAGAAAATGGTATTTATACAGTCAATGCTTCTGGTGCTCCAACTAGGGCAGATGATTTAGCCACTGGTGCTGACGCTGCTGGTGCGTTTGTTTTTGTAGAACAAGGAACAGTAAATGCTGAAAATGGCTTTGTTTGTACGAGTAACAAGGGATCTGCTGTTGTAGGAAGTAATAATTTAGTATTTTCACAATTTTCTGGTGCTGGTCAGATTACTACAGCAGATGGCCTACAAAAAACAGGCAATACAATATCAGTTGATTTAAAAGCAAATGGTGGACTTGTTATTGAATCTTCTGAAATTGCTGTTGATCTTGCTGCTAGTTCTATAACAGGAACACTTGCTATTGGCGATGGTGGAACGGGTGCTACAACTGCAAGTGCAGCTAGGACAGCTTTAGGATTAGCTATTGGAACGAATGTTCAAGCCTTTGACGCACAACTAACCGATATAGCTGGTTTAACTCCAACAGATAGTAATTTTATTGTTGGTAACGGATCTAATTTTATTTTGGAATCTGGAGCTACTGCCAGAGCGAGTCTTGGAGTAGCGATTGGAAGCCAAGTACAAGCTTATGATGCTGACTTAGATAACTTATCTGGTTGTCAATCAGGTGGATCTGCTGCGTTAGCTGCATTAACTGAAGCTGAAATACAAATTCTTGATGGGGCTACTGTTACAACTGCTGAATTGAACATTCTTGATGGAGTAACTTCAACCGCAGCAGAATTAAATGTTTTAGATGGCATAACGTCAACCACCGCAGAATTAAATCTAATGGATGGTGCTACTTCTGCGACATCAACAACTTTAGCAGCAGCAGACAGATTTGTTTGCAATGATAATGGAACTATGAAACAGGTTGCATTATCTGACCTGGTTACGTTTTTAGAAGACGAAAGTGCCTCTAGCTTTAACATAGATGGCGGTTCATACTAAATCTAGGAGGTGATAGCCAATGGCTAACGAAATCAAGTTAAAAAGAGGTTCTGGTAGCGATCCAAGTGCAAGTGATTTAGTTGTAGGCGAACCAGCCGTTAGAACCGATACGGGTGAATTATTTCTCAAAAAAGACGATAATTCAGTAGCAAAAATATCAGGTGGTGGTATCACTGACGGGGATAAAGGAGATATTACTGTTAGTAATTCTGGTGCAACTTTCACTATTGATAGTGGTGTAATAGATAATGACAATATTGCTTCAAATGCAGCTATAAGTGCAAGCAAAATATCAGGAGTAATGCCGACTTCTGGTGGATCTTTCACAGGTAATGTTTCTATATCAGATAATGCAATTGAGTTTGACAGCGATGCTGGAAATACGAATAAAATTTCTCTTCAAGGCCCAAGTAGCCTGTCAAACAGCTATACTCTCACTCTTCCTATTAATGATGGCAATGCTGGTCAAGGATTGAAAACAGATGGTAGTGGAGTTTTAAGCTTCGGGAATGTAGTTACTAGTAATAGTGAGATAATTTCTCTTTACGATCAGACAAGTCCTATACCAATTCAAAAATTTTTAGCTAGTAGTGAAGGTGTAACAGTTATGTCTACCGTTGCTTCTGTTGGTAAATTGATGTTTAGAGATAGAACAACAGCAAATTTTTTAAAATTTAAACCTGTTGATACGTTATCTGCTGGTGTTGAATTTACTTTACCTGCTGCTGATGGGTCAGCCAATACTGTTTTAAAAACAGATGGTAGTGGTGTTATGTCTTTCGGCACTATAGTAAATGCTTCTGTTGATGCTAGTGCAGCGATAGCTGGAACAAAGATTTCTCCAGACTTTGGATCGCAAAATATAGTTACAACTGGAACTTTTGCTGTTGGTAATCAAACAATTACATCAACTGCACCAAGTATAACTTTTACTGATTCAAATAATAATCCTGATTATCAAATAAAAGTTGACCTTGGAGCGTTTGCAATAAGAGATAACACCAATGATGCAAATAGAATTGCAATTAATTCTGATGGTCACGTTGATATAGATGGCAACTTAGACCTAGGTGCTGGTCTTGATGTAACAGGAAACATCACAGTTACAGGGACAGTTGATGGAGTTGATATTGCAGCGTTAAATACAACTGTAGGGACTAAACTTCCTCTCGCAGGTGGAACTTTAACTGGTGATGTTTCTTTTGCTGATGGAGCACAGTTAGATATACAAACTTCATCAACAAGTGATTATGTCTTAAGGCTTACTGATTCTGGAGTTGCCAGTTACGATTGGACATTTCCTGATACATCAACAATTCAACTAGCGACAAATACAAGTTCTGATAAGACGTTAAATGTAACAAACGCTGGTAGTGGTTCATTTGGAATTACAGCAGAAGGAACTATTACAGCAGCCTTATTTAGTGGATCAGGTGCATCCCTTACAAGTTTAAATGCAAGCAACATATCTTCTGGAACGATTGCAGCAGCTAGAGTCGCAACGCTTAACCAAAACACAACTGGATCGTCTGCCTCATGCACTGGTAACTCTGCCACAGCAACAAAACTTGCAACTGCTAGAACAATTGCTGGTGTTTCTTTTGATGGTTCTGCAAACATATCTCTTAACAATAATGCAATCACAAATGGTGCTGGCTACATAACTTCTGCTGATGGAGGTAATGCTGACCAAGTTGATAGTTTACATGCTTCTAGTTTCTTAAGATCTGATGCAGATGATACTGCAACAGGAAATCTTCAACTAAATGGACAAATCAATTTTAATGAAACTGGTAACTATCCAGTAGTTATTGGTAATGCCAGTGGTGACAGCACTGCTAAATTGCTTATTCGTGGAGCAGCTAGTCCTTACATGCAATTTAGAGAAAATAATACAGATAAAGCGTATTTACAATGGCATAGTGATGGTTATTTTAGAGTAGTAAACCAAGAAGATAACGCACAATTAAGAATACAAGATGATATTAAATTTTCTCAAGACGGCTCAAATTTCTATAGTTTATGGCACGCTGGTAATGATGGTTCTGGCAGTGGGTTAGACGCTGACACTTTAGATGGTATTGATTCTGGCAGCTTTGTAAGGTCAGATCAGCAAGATTCTATATCTGGACAATTAAATATAAACGGAGGTACGGGAAATGGATCTAATGATGCTACTTTACATATCACAGCAACTAATAATAATGATTGGGGATTAATAGTAGATAAATATAATAGCTCTGCAAATGAGTATGGAGTATTGGTTGATGTTGGTTCTGGTGCTAGTTATGGTATCCGAGTTAGGGGAGATAACTCTGAAGTATTTCGTGTTGCAGGGAATGGAAATGTTTATGCAAATGAATTTCACGGAGATGGTTCTAACCTTACAGGTATAACTAGTGGATTATCTACATCAGGTGGCACATTAACTGGAACTCTTAACGCAAGAAGCATAATTCCTACCGCAAATAACACTTACGATTTAGGTTCATCTTCTAAACGTTGGGCAAACTTATACATCAATGATATGCACTTTGCTAACTCACCCGAAAATCCAAACCAGGTTGATGGAACGTGGGGCGATTGGACTTTACAGGAAGCAGAAGATACAGTCTATATGCTGAACAATCGTAACGGCAAAAAATTCAAAATGGTTATGCAAGAAATTATTGAATAGTCCAGATAGTAAATTAATAGATTTAATTCATGTTGAAAAAGGTCTAATACCTCCAAACATCTGTAATGTTGTTATAAAAGATGTAGAGCAAAGAAAATGGGATAAGCACCACTGGTACACAAATAGTAATGGACAATATTCAACAGAAGAGACTAAAGAGCTTGATGTACAGTTCGATCCAGATTCAGAGTTGCAGATATTTTTGTGTCCTATTTTAAATCGTGCTGCTGAAATTTATCATCAAAAACATTCATTTAAAAAATCAAAAAGAACAGCAGACATAATGTCTAGATGTTCACCTATACGTTTTAATCGTTATAGTGATGGTCAAATAATGAGACAGCATCACGATCATATCCATTCTATTTTTGATGGTGTACAAAAAGGAATACCAGTTTTAAGTTTTATCTTTAATTTTAATGATGATTATGAAGGTGCTGATTTGTATTTTTGGGAAGATACTGTAATACCTCTTGGTAAAGGAGATGTAGTAGTTTTTCCATCCTTATTCTTGTTTCCGCATGGTGTTACGGAAATCAAAAAAGGAGTGAGGTATTCTGGAGTTTCCTGGTCTTGGTAATTTTATGAACTATTGCTAATATAAAAAGAAAAAACTATGTCAGCTATTACTGAAAAGCAAATTCTTGAATGGAAAGAAGAATTAGATAAGCAAGTTAAAACTAGAGATCATGCAAAAAAAGTTTTTGATGAATGTGTGAATAATATTAACGCTTTACAGGGCGGTATTCAGTTTGGGGAGTTGTTGTTGAAAAAGAACGAGTCAGAAGTCCAGCCATTAGATACAGTGGGGCTAGACCAACAATCAGAAAAAGCACCATCAAAGAAATAGGTGCTAAAGCCTTAATTAATGCTTCTTTAATCATGTTTCAAAAAATAGCTAATGTTTTGAGTATCATCTCTTTTGTTATGGTAGCTTCCATGAGTGGTGGAACGTATTTTGCATACAAATATGTAACATCAGAACAGTTTAAATCAAGAGTAATGAATGAGATTCTTGATAATGTATCTGGAATGATGCCTAAAGTATTAGATCAAGGGCTACCAAAAGCAACAGGTCCATCTATGCCAATCATTAAATGAACTGCTTTTGGTGCGATTCAGAATTAGTTTGGGGTGGAGATCATGATATTGAAGATGATACACAATATTCTGTACGAACTAATTTAAGTTGCCCCAGGTGTTATTCCGATGTAGAGGTATTGAAAAGAAGAGATGCCTACGATTGAAATACCTGACATAAGTATTCCTGAGATATACATTCCAGACGTTCCAGAGATTTATAAGCCACATTATTTAACTATTACAAAGCCACCAGATATTGATGTTCCTGGTTGTACATATCAACATCGTGATATAAAAAATACTGG